TGGCTGCCTTCTTCGGCATCTAAGCCTCCCCTTATACCAGTCACACATATTGTAACTCAACATGTGGACCAGGATTTGGGGGGCAGGTCAATCGAGGGCAAGCGGCTCTCCAAGGACATCACGCACGAGATCACCTCGTTTGTCTTTGAGGACAACGAGGAGGAGATGGACGTGATGGAGATTTCCATCACGGATCGGTATCTGCAGTTCGTGGACGATCCGCTCTTTCAGGAGGGCAACGAGATCGCGGCCCGGTTCGGCTATGTGGATGATCTCTCGCCAAGGAAAGTCGCCGTCATCAAGGAGATAGACTACGACTTCCCGGAAACCGGCGAGCCGACCATCAAGATCAAGGCTTTCGACAAGGGGCACAAGCTCGCGGGCAAGCAGATTCAGCGAATCTGGCAGAAGCCCGCTCCCGGGATTATGTACTCGGAGATCGCCGAGAAGATAGCGGCGGAGCACGGCCTTACCCCAGTGGTGACCAAGACGGTCGGCAGGCATCTGCGTGTGGCGCAGGGCAACCTCTCCGACGCCCAGTTCTTGAAGCAGCTTGCAGCCAAGAGCCGGGATAAGGATGGCAAGGGAGTCACGGGCTATGTGTTCTACGTCCAGGATGACGAGCTGCACTTCCATCCAAGGAAGCTCGGATCGCACGCGGCGATGGCGTTGGAGTACTTCACCGACCGCGAGGGCGTGCTGCGCTCGTTCACTCCATCCACGCAGTCACAGGGCGTGAAAGGCGCGGGGACGGAGACCAAGACCGTGGGCGTTGACCCACGCAAGAAGGCTCACGTCGAACACAAGGCCAACAATGCGAACACTGTCGACCGGACGTCGCTCGGAAAGAAGACATATCTTGTCGACGGCAACACCGGCGAAGGCAAGTTCCGCAAGCAGGAATCCGGCAAGATTGCTCAGAGCTTCGAGCGGTCAGAGGGCTTTTACGAGGAGCCTCAGGAACCGGCTCAAGACAAGGCTGACAGCAAGTTCAAGGAGTCGGAACTCAAGCAGGTGGAAGCGACGGCCGTTACCATCGGCATCCCGACTCTTCACGCGAAGCAGAACATCGAGGTCCGTGGAGTCGGCGGGAAGTTCTCCGGCGCTTACTACTGCACTTCCGTCCGGCACATCTTCGGTGACGGCTATTCCTGCGAGTTAAAGCTCAAGCGCAACGCACTCGGCAAAGGCGCTGGAGCCAGGGCGGCTGAGGTCAAGGGCAAAAAGAACGAATACGAAGCTCCTCGACAGCCAAAGAAACACGCTGTGATCCGCGCAGGGTCTGCGACTCAGGTCAGGCAATCCCAAACCGCAAAGCCGGTGAAACCGAAGCCGAAGATGGTCCGAATCGACGCCAACACAGGCGAGGTACTCAGCAAATAATCAGGAGGTCAGGTAGATGCAGATAGATCAGGTAGTCAGGTTCGTGCTGGAGAACCGCGAGGTTCTTGTGGCCTTTCTCGTCGCGCTCATCGCGGTCGTCAAGCTGACGGCATGGGGCAAGGCGCAGGCAGCCGCGCTCGACGCGGTTGTCGGCGTCATCGAGCGTATTGGCGCTCACGAGGTGAAGTCCGGTGTCGCCAGGACAGAGCTTGGTCTTACCGCAGCAGCCAAGGACGCTCTTAGGGATTCCGTGGCTAAGGCCGACCCGAAGAAGTCCCCTCCAAAGAGCGGCTGGAAGATCGTTCGAGAGATATTCAGGGGCATCTGAGTGGCGCTTCCCTTCCAGGACGAACAGCACGAGGAACGCTACAAGGACAAGTGGTACGGCAAGTATCGCGCCTTCGTTCGGGACAACAACGATCCCGAGCGGCTCGGCAGGCTCAAACTTGAGATTCCCGCTGTGCTTGGTTTTGGCGAGGAGAACTGGTCGGACTGGGCGTGGCCTTGCTTTCCATACGGAGGCAACGACGATGTCGGCACGTTCCTCGTGCCCGAAGAGGGAGCTAGCGTCTGGGCTGAGTTCGAGGGCGGTGATCCCCAGTATCCTATCTGGACAGGCGTGTGGCTCGCGAAGTCCAATCCGGGAGAGCAGCCGGAGGAGGCAAAGCGGCTGTGCTCGAGTGCGACCTGCCTTGACTGCGAAGACAAGCGCGAGCATGCCTCGGATTCGGCCGACAACAAGGAGCACGGCAAGTTCCACGCTCATCCGCCATTCTACTGCCCACGCAGGAAGGTTCTCGTCAAGACCGAGACCGGCCACACCATCGTGATGGACGACCGCGACGAAGAGGAGTTTCTGAAGATCATAGACAGGGCAGGCCAGATCCTGCACATGCACTGCCCGGTCAAGAGGGAGGTCCAGGTTGCGAATTCTAGGCGGCGCGGGGCGCACGATTTTGCGTCAAGCGAGGGCGACGGCCAAGCGGGTGCTGGTTCGGGCGGTCAACAGATCGATATCGCGCGGGATATCAAATGCCGCAAAGCGTTTGTTCAAGTGACGGACGCCTGCCGCCAGTTCCTGCGATTTGAGGCGTGGCAGGACAAGGAGAAGATTCATATCGTCTCCTGCGACAAGACCCGCTCGCGCTGGCAGAAGATTCTGATCGACACCACCAAGGGTCGAGAGAGCATCGGCATTTGGGGGCTAGGTGGCACGCAGGAGGTGCGAATCATCTCCTCGGCGGGTGGTGAACAGATCAGGCTCAAAGACAGGACGGGAAGCAAGGTGATCATGGACGGAGCGACCGGACATATCGTCGTGCGCTCGACCGGAAAGGTGCTCATCAACCCATGACTCAAGGAGAGGAATCCGTGAATGATAGCCAGTGCCAGGGCCCGACGAAGTGCGGCTGGGTGGAAAGCGAAAGGCTTCTCGCGAAGACCTTCGACGCATGGCGGGCCGAGTTCCGCTCGATACTCGAAGACCACAGGCGGGATATACAAAACCGTCTGGAACACACCGAGCGAGAGATCGAGAAGAAGTCCGATAAGGAGAACGTCGAGCTGATCGTCCGGGGCATCAATGACGAGCTTACCCGGCACGCGGAACAGATCAGGGAACTCAACACCGGGCTTGGCGGCAAGGTTGGCGTCGACACGATGTGGAAGATCGCAGGTTTGATTGTGACCATCGGCGGGATAGTGAGCGGCATCATAAGCGCGGTCATCAACTACTTCGGAAGGCGCTGAGCGATGCGACCACAGGCAAGACTGGGCGACGTCTCCAGCCACGGCGGAACGATCATCACTGGATCGGTCACGAACCTCGTGAACAACCATCCTGCGGCACGGATGTGTGATTTGCATGTTTGCCCTATACCAGGGCACGGCGTCACCCCCATCGTTACCGGAAGCCTGGATACGGCGACAGACGGCAGGCCGAACGCAAGGCTGGGTGACATCGCGGGATGCGGCGCGGTGATATTGAGCGGCAGCCTGAATGTGGGAGACAACTGAGGTGAGCGTGGATCAGGTTCAGTATTGGGATGTGTTCCCGAAGGTGATAAAGGTCTCGCAGGACAGCGAGGACGTAACTGTCCCTTTGTCGATTCGAGGAAGCACTGTCGGTGAGCCGGTGTTTGAAAGTCTGCAGCCGTGGATCGCGGAGGTCGGTTCCAACGGCCGGGTGACGCTCGGTCGGACTGCGGGGTCAACGATGATCTTGGTCTATGATTCCGAAGCGAAGACCAGTATCCGCTACGTGCAGGTCGAGGTTGTGCCGGGCACGATCGAAGTATCTTGATATGGAGAGACTATGGCGTTGGTAGCGCTTCCCCCAATCACAGAACAAACAAGCTCTTCCGAAAACCATTATGAGATCACAGAGTTCACGGAAGTGCTTCGGCAGGGACTCATGGATGCGGACGGTGCGCCGTATTTCTCCCGCATTCGGGAAGATCTGCACGCGATACGCGTGCTTCTGGAGCAGAGCTTTGCCACCTCCGAAATGATGCGCAAGGAGGCGCAGCGGGTTCTTGCCCTGCACGAACAAAGCGCCGCCCAGTATCTGCGCAGACTCGACGACGATGCGGATGCGCATCCCTTCCGGTCGGTTCCCACTGGCACAACCATTCGGGATCTTCCCGACGGCGGCAGGTTGTTCTCGTTTTCGGACGGGTCGTTTCTCAGAGTCCTGCCGGACGGAGGAATGGTCTCCGTCGGCGAAGACGGCGTATCAAAGCCGGTCGCCCCGTCGCGCGCGGGAAAGGTCTCTCTGCCGGGCGGCACGGAGCTTAGTCTGGTGAACGATGCCATAACTGTTACGCACGATGCTTGCGGTATCGAGGGGCTGCCCCACGACGTGGAGCCGACTCTCGCCGCTGACGGGAGATACACGGTCACGCTGGCCGATGGAGTTCGGCTGGATGTATTGCGGCGCGAACGGCTTGTCACAATAGCCAATCCGATAGGCACGCTGAATGTCATAGGCATCGGCCGCATCGATGGCGTCGGCGAAGAGATTCAACCAAGAAGCATCTCAGGAGGGTCGAAGAGCTTCCGTGCAATGGAAAGCGGGCACGCCGGGATGATAGAAGCCGACGGGACGATTCACTTGTCCCTCGTAAGCGGCCTAGATTTGGTTATCCGATTCCCGCAGGATTCCGGCGATGGCAGCGACACCGATACGGGCGCGGTCTGCTTCGACTGCCAGGAGCACGAATAGTGAGCACGGACTTCCTCGGCAAGGGGCTGCGATTTCCGTTCGCGTTTGCGAAGCGATCCGGCGGCGCGCAGGTCTCCACGGTCACGTCGATGGACCACGCGCACATCCACGAAAGCATCCTGCAGATTCTGGGGACGCGCCCGGGGGAGCGGTTCATGAACTCGGAGTTCGGCTCACGTTTGAATGACCTCGTCTTCGAACCGAACGATTCCGTTTTGAAGGGACTTATCCGGCACTACATCATCGACGCTATCGAGCGATGGGAGAAGCGAGTCTACTTGACGGATGTGTCCTTTGACGAGTCGCCGGAAGCAACCGATAGCAATACATTATATATACGCATTTCTTACCGGGTGATAGATACGCAGGTTGAGGGCAATCTGGTCTACCCCTTCTGCCGGGACATCCTTGCGGACTCATTGGAAGACATCAGGAGAGTTCCAATTGGGTAGAGCGAGCATCTCGTATAGTAATAAGGATTACGAATCCCTTCGCCAGGAACTGCTTTCGCGCGTTCCCCAGCTTACTGACCGCTGGACCGACTTCAACGAGTCCGATCTGGGTGTCGTCCTGCTGGAGTTGTTCTGCGGCGTCGGGGATATGCTCGCGTACTACCTGGACGCGCAGGCGGCGGAAGCATTCCTCCCAACGGCCCGGCAGCGGCAGAATGTGATCAACCTCTGCAAGCTCATCGGCTATCTGCTGGATTCGCCGGTTGCCGCCACTACAACGCTGCGGTTCAACCTGCCGTCCGTGATGACTGAAGACATCATTATTGCAGCCCGAACTATCTGCACAGCCAAGCTAGACGACGGGAACGTGGAGTTCGAGACCATCGAAAGCGCGACAATCCCGCGTGGCCAGCTTTCCGTAGATGTCGGCGCACGCCAGGGTGTGCGAAAGAGCGAGGAGTTCATCTCGACCGGCGAGCGCAGCCAGCGGTTTGCGCTCTCTTCGACTGTCATCGCCCAAGGCAGTATGCAGATCCGCGTCGGCGACGATGATTGGAAAGAAGTGCGGTCATTCATCGACAGCGCGCCGGACTCGAAGCACTTCCAAGTCGAAACCGACGGGCTGGACGTCACCAGGATCATCTTCGGCGACGGAGTCCGCGGAGCGATTCCGCCTGCCGGTGAGATTGTCACTGTCGAGTATCTCGAAACCCTGGGTTCGGAGGGCAATATCGGTCGTGAGCTGGTGACGGAGATCGTCAGCCCGATCTACCACAGCGGAGCACGGGTCGATCTTTCGGTCACGAATCCCATCGCCTCCACGGGCGGCTCCGACCGCGAAACTCTGGATCACGCCAAGCTGCAGGCTCCGGCGGAACTGCGCTCTCTATGGAAAGCCGTCACCAAGGACGACTACAAGGCGCTCGCGGAGGGCTTCCCCGGTGTGGCGAAGGCCCAGGTGCTCGACGCCAACGACTGCTCCAACATCCGCTACTACCAGGTCAACATGGCGGTCGCGCCGGACGGCGGCGGGCTGCCCTCGCCTACACTCAAGAGCGAGCTTGCGGAGTTCATCGAGTCCCGCAAGGTGATCACCATCGAGGTAAACCTGTTCGATCCGAGCTACCGCCCAGTGAATATCGACGCCGAGATCTATGTCTATCCTACCGAGTGGCCTGACGCCGTCCGCATGCGGGTGGAGTCGGCGCTTCGTGAGTTCTTTGCCTTTGAGAAGATGTCATTCGGCCAGCCTGTTTACTTCTCGGATCTCGTCTCGCTTCTCGATGGGACCCGTGGCGTGAGTCACGTCACGCTCAACTCTCCGCAAACGGATATCGAGATACGACCGGGGCAGATCGCGACGCTGGGTGAGGTTCATTTGGACGTGAGGACGGCGGCGCTATGAGCGCCTACTTCGATAAAAAGCTCGTCGACCTGCTGCCGCCGATCTATCGCGAGCGGGATACGACTGGTGACTTGCGCGCGTTTCTGGCTATTCCCGCCATAACCCTGGATGAGATCAAGAGCCTTATCGACCGCCTGCCGGACATCTGGGATGTGGCCGCCTGTGACCCCCGGTTCCTTCCGCTCTTGGCGGCCTTGGTCGGTTATCGCTTCGACCCTATGCGCGACCCGGACCCCCAGCGCCGGGAGATCGCCGAGATCGTCGAGCGGTATCGCCGCAAAGGGTCTACTCCGGCAATCCGGCGCGCGCTTGTCAATGTCGGTTGGCGAGGGGAGATAGAGGAGACCTTCCGAAGCGCGCTGCGCCTGAACCGGCGTTCTGCGGTCACCCGCGCGAAGCTCCCGGGCGAGCTTTACAGCCTCGGGGTCTACCGGATCGAGAGCAGGAACATCGTGCCCGTGATAAGGGAAACGCTTGCTCCCCAGCATCCGGCGGGAACGCGGGTGTTTTTCCTGCAGTGGCTGCTGTCCCAGGAATCGATGGAAAACGACTTCCTTGCGGCCTTGCGGAGAACAGTTGCCTTGCACTCGACGGGCCGCATCCACGATGTGTTTGTTGTAGGCCGGAGGTTGCTGAACTCGGAGCATAGGCTGACAAAGAGACAGACCACGTGGTCGTATTGGCAGATCATTCACCAGAGTACGCTTGCCCAGGGCTTCGAACGGGCTGGAGTGATCGTTAACCGCTGGCACGGCCGCACATCGGGCCATAAGCTGAACGGTTTCATCTTGAATACGGAACGGCTGCTCGGTGTCGAGCTTTCGGAGAGGAGGCTTGCATTCATCTGCGAGATAGCGACCGAAGAGCCGGACGCAAAACCCATTGTCTTCCGGCTCGTGCGACATCATCTGAACCGTTCGAAGCTCGCCCATTCGACCCGCTCTTGCAGATTCACGTTCCGGCAGAGGGACCTTGCGGAATCGGCGGCGGCAGGCTTCACGGCCGCGGCGAATCTTTACACGGTCACCAAGTGGCCGGAAGCCTAGGAGGAGAACATGGCAATCCATCTTTACAAAGACGCTGAGCTTACGCAGCAGATATCCGAGGGCACCCTCACGAACCCCGACTCGGATGTATTCAACGGGACTGACGGGGAATCCAAGGATCGGCAGCTTTACCTTGCGAACGAGCAGACCACTCTCTCGTCCGCTATCGACGGGGCTACTGTCACGATTCCGCTTGCCGAAGCACGATTCGCGGACGGCCAGATCATCATAGTTGGCAGCGAGCAGATGCTCATTACAAGCGGCGGCGGCACGACACAGCTTACCGTTGAACGAGGATATGGTGGCACTACCGCGGGCAACCATTCGTCCGGCACAAAGGTTTACTCGGGTTACAACTACAGCGATCTCACCGTACAGCCCGTCGACGAGGTGGGTTCGAGCGAAGCGTCCTGGGTCAAGCTCGCCGCTGACCAGGCGGGACTCGATGCCACAGTTGCGGGCGCGTCGCTTGCTCTCAACAACAAGGCCCATAACACGACCCTCTCTTTCTGGCGGCGGATCACCGTGCCTGCGGCTACGCCAGTGCAGAACAAGACGGATATCAAGCTGCGGCTCACCGGCACCGAGTCCCCTATCATCTGAGGTTAGAAATGGCATATAGAAGCACAAGCGGAATAGCCAACAACACGGCCGACTTCTTCTCCAAGTTCAGGAGCTTCATTGTGAGCACGGTCGGGTGGACCGTTCTCGCCGAAGACCTTGGAGCGGCGAACCCGTTTCTCTACATAGGCTCGTCGGGTGAGTCAGGAAAAGAGACGATCTACCTGCTCTTCGACAAGTATGCGGCTACGGCGGACAAGGTATGTGTGCGGAACGCACTCTGGTGGAACCCGGGCACTCAGGCGGCAGTCCTGCCTGCCGGTTCCACGAGCTACAACTACGTAGCGACGAAGGACGCAACCACGTTCCCCTACTGGATCTACGCCGACCTGGACCACATAGTCGTGGTGGTGCGGATAGGAACGAGTTGCCAGGCGTTCCACTTCGGCATAGTCAAACGCTACTGGTCGGCCAATATGGCGGTAACGCAGGCCGATGTAAACGCGGGCTCGAACGTCGTCGTGCCTGTTGACAACGCCTCCTACTTCAGACCGGGGCTGTACTACCAGATCATTAACCGCGACAAGTTCGAGCGGATGCAGGTGACCGCTATCGACACGGTGTCCACTCCTCAGACCATTACCATCGCGACTCTTGCGAACAGCTATCTCGCGGGCGCGCGAGTCGGAGAGGACGTGGCTCCGGTGATGATGTCTCGCAGCGACACCGCGCTCACTCAGCTTCATACCGCCTCGCGTTACACCGGATGGAACACCTCGCTGATCGATGTCCAAGTGGCGGGTTCGGCCGGAGGGGCTTATGGCAGCGCGGCAAACAACTGCCGCTACAACCTGATAGGCATCTTCCCATATTGGGCCTACTGCACTACTACAGGCCAGTCGGAGATACGGGGACAGCTAATCGAGGTGTATGAGACATCGACCTCCTGGGGTGTCTCGGAGGACGTGATAGACGCCGGGAACGGCATAACCTACAAGTTCTTCTACATCGGGACGAGAGGATTCGCTATCAGGGAGTAGGCATGGCAACGAGAGTAGGCAAGCAGAACCCGGTAGAGAGCAAAGCCTGTGCGTTCGTCGCAGGGATGAAGATCGTCCGTATGTGCGGCCAGGCAAAGAGCGTCGCGGGAAAGCTGACCAGGCGTGGCGACTCGTAACGGCAAGGCAAATCCCATATCGCCCGGAGCGGGAACGGCGTCGCCGCGCTTACTCCAGTTTCGCAACGCCGGTCTCGCCTCGGTGTGGGACTGGGGAGACGACGCTGGCACTGACGAGCCGACCGGGACACCCATTGCTTGTGATATCGACTGCGTGGTCGGGGTAACAGCGGAAGCGTCTATCCTGGTGGATTCCGCTCTTGCCGTGAACGGCGCATACGTCGTCACCGCGGACATAGGCATCGTGACCACGGGAGCCATCGCAGTCCTCTACGACGAAAGCCTGGCCGTATACGAGGTCACGGAATTCGCAAGGGACTGCGATCTGCGGGCCATCACCCTGAATGCGAGGAATGTGCTCGCCGATGAGCCATCCGAAGCTTGGGCACTGGTATGAGCGATGATAATGAGGAATAGGGACACCAAGGCAATAAGCACGTGGCGCGCATGTTTCGGCGGTCTGCACATACGCTCGGTTGTACGTTTCAGTGTCACGGTGATTCTCCTCTGGCTGCAACCGCTTGACATTTTAGCATATATTGGTCATTATGCCAAATGGCAAACTCTTCTGGGGGCCGGAAACACGTACTGTGATTCATGATGCATCGCGTCTTTCCATGATCGGATGCCTGCGGAACGAGACCGGTCGGAGGAAGCCCAGACGTTGCGATCTGCGGACGCAAGGAGGTATGTAACAATGAGAGAGAGAAAAGTATTCGCTTCGTGGGCGGCGGAAGGATCACAAGGATACTCCTAGAAGGACTGAACAAAGCAGGGGAACAGTTGGATGGCATCATCGTGAGCGATACGAACTCCGATGCACTGAACGGACTGGCCAACGCCCATCCTGAGATCAGGATTATACACAACGACAACAGACAGGCTGCCGCGTGCGACATTGTGATACTCGCCGTCCATCCGCCGGTGCTCGGCGGTATCCTTTCGGACATTGCAGCCAGCCTACAGCCCTCGGCCGTCGTCCTATCTCTGGCTCCCAAGTTCACTATCTCAAGGCTCGTCAGCGGCCTCGCGGGATTTGACAGAATTGCCAGAACGATACCGAATGCGCCGTCGGTCATCAATGCCGGGTTCAACCCCATAGCCTTTTCGCAGGCATTGACCGAACTGGACAGATCCAACATCCTGAATGTCGTAAGCCACTTGGGGCAATGCCCCGTGGTTCCCGACGAGGATCTGGAGGCGTACGCAGTAGTGACGGCCATGGGACCGACTTACTTCTGGTTCCAGTGGGCCGAGTTGCTGAATGTGTCGAAGCACTGCGGTCTGAGCGAAACCGACGCTAAGTCCGGTATCGCAAGCATGATCGTTGGCGCTGTGAGGACGATGTTCGACTCAGGGATGACCGAGGACGCAGTATTCGACCTGATACCGGTCAAGCCTCTGAATGAAGAGGAGGGCACGATAAGATCGATTTACAAGTCGAAGCTGGAGTCCCTGTATGAGAAGCTGAGGAGCTAA